GCTCTCCCGCAGGCCTTGCTGAACTTGGAAATTTACGCGCTCAATCTGAAACAGGCGGGGCCGTAGGTCAAGTTAGTAACTATGAGCAAAGGTTGTTACAAGATGCCGCTGGGCAGTTTACTAATCGTTTACAATCAGATGAATCATTTAAAGAGGCCGTCCAAAAATACTATGATAGGATTGTTAAAACTAAAGAAAGATTGATAAGAGACTATGAAGAATCTTACGGTGCAAGATATTCTTCTCGTGAACCAACTAACCGTTCTGGTCCAGGGGCTTTAGGTCAAATTAGTAATACTGAACAAGAACTATCACAAACAGGATCTGTACAACTTGGTGGTCGAACTTTTAGACGAGTATCTCCGTCTGGAGAGCAACGCTAATGCGCTATACAGTAGAAATAGACGGCCAAATTTATGAAATAGAAGGCCCTGAGAACGCTACAGATGAAGAGTTGTTTGAAGCGGCTAATCAGTTATATCCACAAAGCACCACGGGTCAGACACCTTCTGAAGAAACAAGTTCTTTAGCTAAACTTAATCGTTTGGTTAGTTCATTTTTATCAGGAGCGGCCCCTTACGGTGCGGTAGCAAGCACTGGTGCGCTTGCTGGTGCTCCATTCGCGGGAGTTGGCGCTCCAATAGGGGCTGGAGGCGCGACATTAGCTCTTGGAGCAAGCGATCTTGCTACTTATCTTTATAATACAGCGGCGGGTGCTTTTGGCGCACCGACCGTGCCTCTTCCTTCAGAAAAAATTAGGCAAACATTGCAAGAGACAGGTTTGGCTTACACACCACAGACTGGGCCAGAACGTATTGCTCAAATGGTAGGAGAGTTTTCCGCTCCTGGAGGTATGACTGGTCCTGCCGCAAGAACGGTAGCTAGTACGTTCCCGGCTACAGAAAATGTAGGTACAGGGGTCCGAACTTTGGTTGAAGGTCTTGGTAGAGCAGCGCCAAGTCCTCGTGTAGAAACTGTCGCTAGTGGTGCGGCTGGTCTAGGGGTTGGTGCTGGTATGGAAGCTGGGGTAGAGAATCCGTTAGCTTTGGCGGCCCTTGGCCTCGGTTCTGGTATGATAGGTGGGCGGGTCGTGGGGCCACGAGCCCCTGCTCCAGTGACGACGCAGCAATTAGCCGATCAAGCTACCGCCGCGTACAGTGCTGCGCGAGACGCTGGTGTACGTTTTACAAAAGAAAGTGTGGCCGATCTTGCCCAACAAATCAGAACATCTATATCTTCAACAGATAACATTCAATTTAACAAAAACTTGCACCCAAGGATCAATACGGCCCTCGAAGAGTTCGATGCTATTATAGCGAGAGACGAACCTATTTCATTTTCTGAAATGGATATGCTTCGGCGTGTGACTAATACAGCGCGAAGGGTAGCTGACCCCGATCAAAACAGACTTGGTGCTTTAATTATTGATAAAATAGATGATTTTGTCCAAAAACCTCCTGCAAACGCAATAGCTGCGGGAAATATAGATATTGCAGGCCCTGCTATACAAAACGCACGACAAATATATCGGCGTAAAGCACAAGGCCAAGAACTAGAATACCTTGTGGACCGCGCAAGAAACAGGGCTGGCGCGGATGGGGATTTAACCGCCGCAGGCCTTCGCGCTGAATTTAGAAGAGTAGTAAACAACCCCAGACAACTTCGTAAATTTGACCCTCAAATACAAAACTTAATGAAAGAGTTTGCGCGTGGTAAAGGAGGGATGGCTACGTTGCAAGCAATAGGTGCTTTAGCTCCAGGTTTTAGTCCTCGTAATTTACTTTCGACTGGCGGTTTAACCGCCGCTGGGGCCACAGGGGCCGTAGACCCTGCTGTGGCGTTAATGTTAGCGGCAACGGGAGTCGGTTCTCGCGCAGCCGCTAATCGACTGGCTAGTAGTCGCGCCGATGAGCTTATTAGGACAGCGAGAGGTAGTCCGCAGCGAGAACGGACGCGGCAAAGCTCGGTCCCTATTCCTGGTATTTTAAGTACAATACAATCCGCACCATCACCTCAAGAAGAAGCGGTACAAACCTATTTAGGTTTGTTAGGTCAAACAGGAACTCCCAGTGGCCCGTACCGTAATTAAAACTACTTGGAGGCCCGAACCAAAAGTAAAACGCCGTTGCAAACCTAAGCATTTACGGCATAGAAAGAAACTTAGTCCACGAAGCAATATGAGGGTGCGATGACAAAACGAGGTTTATACGCTAATATACACGCCAAACGTAAACGGATCAAAGCTGGTTCTGGCGAACGTATGCGGAAGGTCGGAGCCAAAGGCGCACCTACAGCTTCGGCATTTCGGAAAGCCGCTAAGACAGCTAAGAAGAAGAAGTAAAGGAATTCCTTATGCCAAAAGTCGGTGGTAGACATTACAGTTACACAAAAGCAGGCATGGCCGCAGCTAAGAAAGCTGCAAAGAAAACAGGCCAGCGTATGACTATGGGGCGTAAGAAGAAAAAGAAATGAGTAAGAAGCGCGATCCACGCCTAGCTCGTGCTGGCGTAAGTGGATACAACAAACCGAAACGCACACCAGGTCATAAGACTAAGAGCCATGTCGTAGTGGCTAAAGTTGGCGATCAAGTAAAAACTATTCGTTTCGGCCAGCAAGGCGTTAGCGGAGCTGGTAAAAACCCTAAAAGCGCAAAAGACAAAGCGCGTAGAAAATCCTACTATGCAAGACACAATGCTCAGGATGCAAACCCAAGTAAGCTCTCCGCTCGATACTGGTCCCACAAAGTTAAGTGGTAAGATCATTGGCGTAGACCCAGGGGCGACAGGCGCGTTCGCTATCTTGGACTTGGACACCCGTCACCTTGTCATTATTGATATGCCGACAACTAAAGTGAAACGCGGCACACGCAACGTCAATCAAGTAGACGCTGTTAGACTAGCACATTTGTTAGGCCCTCATATAAGAGGCGCTCACGCTATCGTAGAGAAAGTACACTCCATGCCTGGTCAAGGCGTGGCCTCTACTTTTAGCTTTGGCCGTGCGGCTGGTATCATCGAAGGTGTCCTAGCTGCGCTCGACGTTCCTTTCTCTCTTGTAGCGCCTGCTGTTTGGACAAAGAAGATGCGTTTGTTTGGCGGTAAAGATGGAAGCCGAGCCAGAGCTAGTGAACTGTTCCCCGATCAAGCACATCTCTTTAAAAGAAAAAAAGATGATGGACGTGCGGACGCTGTGCTGATAGCTTGCTATGGCGCAGAGGAGGCAGAGTTTGAACCATCTATTCGATTACCAGAAGACGGGTGCTAAATTTTTAGCAGACAATCCCGCTGCGTTCCTAGCGGACGAGCAGGGCTTAGGTAAGACAATACAAGTTATAGCGGCTTGCGATCAGCTACATCTAAAGAAGGTTGTGGTTCTTTGTCCTGCGATTGCTAAGATCAACTGGCGTCGTGAATTCGACAAGTGGGGCAAAGAAGCGAGGGAGATTAAAATCTTTTCTTATGATAAGATGACGCAGTCCAAGGAGGTACGAAATGAAATTGCCAAGTTTGAAGCAGATGTCCTGGTCCTCGATGAAGCCCACTATCTTAAAAATCGCCAAGCAAAGCGCACACGTTATGTCTACGGTCAGTTTTGTCGTGGGGATGGCCTTGTGCGTACTGCTGATCGCGTGTGGCTTCTTAGTGGCACTCCCATTCCTAATAATGTCAGCGACTTTTGGACGCATCTCAAAGCCATATGGCGATACCCCAGGAGCTATACAGACTATACGCTCTATTTTTGCCAGACTTGGAACGGACAATTCGGACTAAAAGTTCTTGGCAATAAAGCGGAGAGGATGGGCGAACTCAAGAAAGTCTTGTCGTCCATCATGCTGCGACGCAAAGCCGAGAATGTACTGACAGAACTGCCCCCGCTTTGGTGGCAGGATAGTGTCATCGAGGTCAACGGCTGGGACGACATGAAGCACATCGACAATGATGTAGAGCGTGAAGCCGTCGAGCTAATCCTACAGAACGCACTCACGCAGGAAGATCTTTCATCGAAGCTGACCGAGCTTGCGCCGCACATGGCCTCGATGCGTCGTCTGACTGCGCTAGCTAAAGCCAAACCCATAGCATCCCAGATCCGTGATGAGCTAGCAGACCAAGCCTATGACAAAGTTGTCATCTTTGCGTACCACAAGGCCGCACTAGAAACCTTACGAGAAGAGTTGGATGAGTCCAACCCTGCCTTCATTGTAGGCGGCATGAAAGCCAGCGAGCGGCAAGAAGAGATCGACCGCTTCCAGAACGACCCAGACTGCCGTGTGTTCATCGGCCAGATCACAGCCTGCTCCACAGCCATTACACTGACCGCGGCTAATCAAGTTGTGTTTGCAGAGATGGATTGGGTTCCAGCGGTCAACGCACAAGCGTCGAAGCGTAGCCATAGGATAGGGCAGTCTAAGCCAGTTATTGTGCGGACGTTTGCGTTAGCCAATTCGGTTGACGAAATAGTGGCAAAGACACTGAGCAAGAAAGCTAGGATGATTTCAGAAGCATTAGATTAAAAAAAGCCGAGGGCGTCCCAACACGCCCCCGACTCAAGAGTTTATAGCAGATCGTCGAGGTCTGCTATGTCTGCCGTTGGTTTAGCTTCGGCTGTAAATTCATCAGAAGCAGACAAGCGCCCGTCCATGCGAGGACCGTCCTTTATCTTCTGAAGATTGCCGAGAGCAAACGATACGCCATTGTTGCCGTTGACGCTGTAGGCATAGGCCCTCAGCGACGCCTTAACGACAGCGCCAGGATATACCTCTGACGGATCGTTAATTACGGCTGGCTTACCAGTCTCGTCTGCATAGATCGACACGACACCAGGCTGTTGCTTGGACTTGACGTTGATGAACGTCGAGCCTTCTGGATAGCCTTTATCTACGGCGTCTTCACGGAACGGTAGACGAATTTTCTTCGCCTTCATCATGTCCCGTGTTTTGTCTCCCCACTTCTCCTTTGCCACAGCCATAGCTGCGGCTTTCATATCTGTAATATCTACGTCGTCTTTGAAGACAAGCGCACAACTATACACGGGCTCGCTAGCTCCTGGTGGAGTTTGCGGCTCGAAGATATGCGGATAACTAATTACGGCTTCAGGTGTTATTACTTTTGTCATCGTTGTTTACCTTTTTCTACGGTTTCACGTTAAATTCGTCAGAGGCTAATAGTGCCGCTGGCGGTCGGCGGTCAGTATCAGGGACCATTGATAGGCCAGATGATACTGCCGTTATGAGATCGTCAGGGACATTCTTCTTGCCCACTAACTTCTCCATCTGAGCGGGCGACTTGATCTTCTTTTCGTAGATCTCCTCGTCCTCCAGATTCTCTGAGGCGGCCCAGTCCAGAACCTCCTCGTTGTTCTTCCATTTCCTCACAGCCCTCTTCTCGACAAGTTTGAAACCAGGAACGGATGTTCCAGCTTCCAACGTCGAATGAGCGTGAGAACGTAATGATTTTATCCACTCCTCTATCAGCGGTATTTTTTCTAGGTAATCCCCAATCTGTTCAGGTGTCAAGTCATGGACAGATCGTATCGCGCCAAAATCATCTTGCGCTACTGTCAGAGCATTACTTCTTAACGCAGGACAAACGCCTGCGGCTTTACAGAACTTGCAGTGATCGCCAGCAATCAGCGGTGCATCTGGTTCGAGAGACGCACGGGCTGCGTCCATCAAGTCTGTACCGAAATCTAAGATCTCATCTTTTGTATAAGAATATGTACGAATAGATCCGTCACGGTGTGAAGCTCGCGGCTGGACAATGGCCGTGTGGATCGCGTTGACAGGGGCGCGGTTGCCTATCTTCAAGACTGCACCAAGCGCATAGTATTTTAGCTGGGCGTTGTCTTCGACATCTACCGCAACACCTTGTCCGTGTTTGTAGTCAATGACCCACAAGTTGCCAGATCGTTTGCCGTAGATCGTGCAATCGCTCGTGCCGAACATAGGCATAGGAGGGTCAATGTCTTCGAGACTAAAGCGTTGCTCTAACTTAACCAGAGCAGGCGCTTCTTCTTTCTCCATCGCTCGGACAAAGTTGACGTAGGTCTGTACGGCGGTAGCCATGTTGTCATCTACGACGTGATCGTTGAATGACTCGCCGATCGTCTGAGCTACGTCTTCTATGTTATTCTCTAAGCAGTGTTCGCCAAGTTCATGGGCCGCCGTGCCAAGCTCGGCGTACTCACTACTCTCATCGGGGAACGGTTCCTCTGCTTTTAAACTTCCTGGACACGCCATACGACGTTTCGCGTTGGACGCACCGAAAGATGCGTGAGCTATCTGATTGCTAGCCATTCCTTATATCTCCTTTCTAATTCTGCTTTTTCACGGTTTCGCTGTATCTGTCTTATTTCTATCCATAATAATGGAACCATGTTCGCTGTCAAATACTCACCCGCAGCTACAGGCCGTAAGTGGCTTGGAACTTTAGGGTCCGTACCCCATCCCGCAGCAGCATACTTATTATTAAGTATCTCTTGTTCTCGTCGTTTATCCATCACTAATGGCGTCTCTGAGATAGCCTTCAGGATCATAAACTTGACGACGTTTGTCTAACGCCTCTGCAATCTCCTCTTCGCTCAATGCAGGAGGCAGTAAGCTCATGTCGCGTAGCTCTAAAACCTTAGCGGTATACTCAGGGCTGCGCTCCATGATGTACTCGGCGCGTTTCACGCCGTGCATAATAGTTGAGTGGTCTTTCTTCCGAAAGATCTTGGCTATCTTTGGATAACTCCACTTCTTTGCGTCACGCATACGCAAGGCTTTATACATTGCAAAGCGAGCAGGCATAATCCGTGCTAACCTTTCGTCACTCAAGACTTCGCGCAAAGGTAAGTCGAATAACTTACTCGCTCGTCTCGCCATTATCAGTCTTTGTTCGCTCATGGTCGTCCCATCCTTTTGCTCTATTCGTGTATGTGTTCTCGTCTATCTTGCGCCACGGTCCTAGTTCTAATTTTAACATCTTAGCCCAAGATCCTGGCGGGCTTGTTCTATCAATCACCAGTCTGCTCCCAAGTCTTGTTTCTTAATATTTATATCTACATCGTCAAACAATTTAAATTTCTGTCGGCTCAAAAACCATGCGCTAAACCCAATGGTTAAAACGGTAAATGCAACTAAGATTGTCGGCTTCATACTTTCCTCCTAATGTAAATGTGACCAGTGATCTCCTACCTCAATGCTATCGGCCACGTCTTCTAGCACGGTGCAAATTATATCAGCGCGTTCTAAGTCCATCTCTTTATCATCCATCGCTATCGCCAAGATATGTTGGGCTGTCGAACGAACGTGTTCGACTATGCGGTATCTCTCGGCGTTTCGTTCTGGATTACTTTTCATAGCGTAGGCTTTCTTTTCCTTCCGCTGCGATGGGGCACCCTTGCGCCCATGTCGGCGGTGACACCATAATCTCGATCATCTCTGCGAGACTGCCACCTTCGTCTGGTACTTCGCAGATGATCTCGTCATGTACTGACATTATAACAGGAAACTTCGACATCTCCAGACGCATCATGGCAGTTGCCATCAGATCTCTGGCTGTTGCTTGCACTATGTTCTCGGTTAATAGACCGCCCCAGATAACTTGTGAGGTCCACTGGCGGGTAACGCTGTTCAGCGTGTCTACCTGTACCGTCTCTCGCATCTCGCCCCACGGCGTCTCACGTTCTACGATACGAGGGTTGTGATACGTCAGGCTGCGGCCCGAACACAGAGGCAGTCTCGCGAACGACCCCTTTTGCGAGATCACTTCGCGACAGTTCTCCAAGAAGTCTTGTTCTAAGAAGTTCCAGTAATCAGAGATCGCGCTGTTACTTTCTCGGTAGACGCGGACAATCCGTTTAGCTTCCGTTACGTCAACTTCGATACCCATAGTCTTGCATTGCTCTGCAAAGCGTTTGCCGCCCATGCCATAGCCGCAACCCAAGATCGCCATCTTACCAACTTGGCGTTCTGCGCTTGTAATCTCATCGACAGGTTTGTTGTAGATGTCTTTAGCCATAGCTTTGTACACGTCACCGCCAGCCGCAAAAGTCTTGACCAGTTTTGTTTCGCCTGCAAGCCACGCTAGTACCCGCGCTTCGATGGCTGCGTAGTCCGCAAAGAGCAAGCGGTGTCCTGGTTTGGCTATTAACAGTGAGCGCAGCAAGTCAGAGGCAATCAGCGTACCAGCGCCGTGGTGGCTTACGTCTTTGTCGTGTTGCAGTTCGTCGATGATAGTGTTGAGTTCGTCTTGTGAACGGCTGGGGCGTGGGAAGTTTTGCGGCTGCACGAGCTTGCCAGACCATCTCCCCGTGGCAGCGCCGTGATATACAAGAAGGCCGCGCATACGGTCGTCTTTTCCAGCGGCGTTCTCCATACTATCTAATTTGGCAGTGCTAGATTTCGCGCCATCTTGCCGTAGTTGTAGCACGTTACGAATGACAGGGTGTAGGTCTGGGAGAGTAAGCATCCGCGCCACGCTAGGCTTGTCTACACTCTTGGCATTAATGCCATAGGCGTTCAACCACTTGACTAGATCGACACCCTTTGTCGCGCCTGTCACAGCGCCACGGGTAAACCGTGCAATTTCTGAGTCGATCTGTTTTTTACTCGTGTCGGCAAGCGTTCGCACACGCTGCAATAGATCGCGGTCGAGCCTCACGCCTCGGTCGTTGATGCGTTGATCGAGTAGAAAGATGTCGCGCTCTTGTCTATCCATAGGCACAAGACGATTAGCCACTGCGATCTCGGTTCGTACATCTTGTAAGCAGTAGTCGAACAAGGCTTCCATTTTGTCAGGCGTGTTCCACCATGTAATCGTGCCATTTTTTGCAACGCGGCGAGGCCGTGCCATTCGCAACATCAATCCTTGTCCAGACTTGTCTTTCTGTTCGTCCACACCGAGAACAGCGGCGGCTTGTCCAAGCGCACGAGGCAAGCCCATCTGGCTAGCTTGTGCCATCGTGCAATGCCATTGTGTAAACTTTGTATGAGGCCAGCCATACCGCTTGGCCATGATCTTGTTCCAGATTACGCGCTCGAAGTTTGCGTTCCATGCGCGGAGCGGGCCGTTGGCTTTGATATGCTCCCACAAGGCCATGTTGATAGGCATACTAGGGGTCCAGAGCTTTGGCTCGTCATCATCGAAAGCAAAAGCCATGCACCATATGTCGGTGCTTTCATCATCAGCGTAGACGTAGACACCTGTCTTTCTCAGATCGACAGCGCTGCGTGTCTCAAAGTCTATAGATACAATCATAAATTACGTTCAACCTCAAGAATTGCCTCTCCGATAAGTTGAGGAATTTGCGGAACGACAGCGTTACCTAATTGTTTAAGTCTGTCCACCCGACGGGGAACCCCATTAGCCACTCTACCCACGTCGGGTTCAGTTGACCAGATGTGGCCTCCCTCCCACCTAGAGAGTCTATAACCAAGGTGGTAAGTGATTTTTGAGTCCCCTTCTTGCCCGTGTCTCTCCGTTGATAGCCAAGACGACCCTCGTGAGCTGCTGGTGTCGGCCATAGATGAGGAGTGTTGACTTGTTGGGCTAAACTTATCCCCGTCATATTCTTCGTGATCGTCCCGCTTCTCGTAGCATCCGACGCACTCGGTGTTGTCCAGTTTTCGCCCTTGCGGGTACGCGATGATCCAGATGCGGTCCCTCTGGTGAGGCGCACCAATGGCTTTTGCGGGTATACAATGCCACTCCGCATCGTACCCGATCTCAGCGAGCGACCAGAGAACTTGATCCAATCCTCTAAACCGAAGGGCTGAGACGTTTTCGATGATCGCGTACTTCGGCTGGATTTCTTCGATGAGCCTTGCGAACTCGAACCAGAGGCCGCTACGTTTTCCTTCAAGTCCCGCGCCGCGTCCTGCGAAGCTAATGTCTTGGCAAGGGAATCCCCCTGTAATGATGTCGATTGTAATTCCTTGCTCATCTAATTTCTCCTTTGTCAAAGTTGTTACGTCGCCAAACACAGGTATATTCGGCCAATGCTTTTTCAAAACCATTTGGGCTTTTTCATCGATTTCGCAAAAAGCGGCTGTCTTAAAGCCACCCGTGCGTTCAAGGCCAAAAGCAAACCCGCCAATGCCCGCAAATAAATCCAACGTATTTAACAATGCGCTTCTCCTTTGTGGAAACTTTTGCACAAGTGATTCTATCGGTCAATAAAATTTTTGCTGTTGCCTTGCATACCCATTCTATGTCAGCATAAAGAGCATTCCAGAAAAAACGAGGGGTTTATGCTAACTTTTAAAAAATTATTCGACGCAGGCTTTAAAGATCTAGTCAGTGTTATACCGCCAGCCGCACCTTTGTCAGAGATGTCAAAGATAGCTGCGGACCAAGCAGGTAAAGCGCCAGGGAGACAGAACGCGCAAGGCACATGGGGCGGTTATGCTTGGCAAGATTACGTCCCGACCGCCAATGACATCGAGCGTTGGGATCGGTCGAGAGCCAACATCGGGTTGAAGGCTGGCAAGTATCCTGCGTTAGATATTGATGTCGTCAATGAAAGTCTGGCGCGGATCATCGGAGACATGGCTGTTAAGAGATTAGGGAAAGCTCCGCTTCGCGTCGGTCGTTTCCCCAAGCGTTTGTTAATGTATCGGACGGACGAGCCAATAGGTCGGATGCGTTTGCGGTTCAAGGATGGCAAAGGCGTTGAGCAACTCGTAGAGTTATTAGGTGACGGACAGCAATATGTTATCAATGGAGTGCATCCTGTCACAAGAGAACCGTACACGCTCGATCAAGATATCTCGGTACGAGGTCCGCGCTGTCTGCGGAAAGTGACACGGGAGCGGGTTGAACAATTCTTTGCAGACCTTGTCGATACGCTAGAAATGACAGGGTGTGAGATCATTCATGCCGACACGACCGCTGAGAGAGCCACAGAGAGACAAAGTGTCGATCAGGCAAGTCTAGTAGCACCGAGTATCGAGAAGCTCACAGCGGCGTTACACGTCGTCCCTAATACATCTGAGCATTTCCCAGATCGGGACGACTATATCCGTATGGGTTACGCAATTAAGGCCGCAGCTGGTGCGGACAATCAGAGTGATGCCTTGGCGTTGTTTACGGACTGGGCGATGCGCTGGGAAGATGGCGTCAATACTGTCGAGACAATCGAAGCCGATTTCGGTCGGATGCACCCGCCCTATGAGTTGGGTTGGGAATGGATTGAAGGGAAGGCTAGAGAGTTCGGCTGGAAGGTCGAGGTCACAGAGTTTGAGACAGTCCATCCAGATGACATAGATTTCTCGGACTTGTTAGCTAGTGATACCGAAACGCCTGTCGAGTATTCGGACAGTGCTTTAGCAAGTCGGCTTGCACGTTTGCACGTTTCGGATATTCGATACGTTGCTGGTGGCATGGGCTGGATCGCATGGGACGGTGTGAAGTGGGCGAGGGATACCGCCAAAAGACATATGGCCTACACGCGCACGGTCTGTTCGAAAGCCTCTGCGGAAGCGTTAGTAAAGATTGAACAGCCATCGAAAGCGGAAAGAGTAGCGGCGCGGTGCGCTTCTTGGCCTGTGATGCGAAACGTCGCACAGATCGCAGAGACAGATCCCGCCATGCAAGTCACGGTCGAGCAGTTAGATAGTGATATGTATTTACTCAATACAAAGAACGGGATCGTCGATCTCCGCACAGGTGAAATGTTGCCGCATGATCGGTCGAAGCTATGTACGAAAGTCACAGCGGTGGAAGTCGATTTCGATATGCCTGCGCCGCAGTGGAATGCGTTCTTGAATGAGGCGTGTGACAACGATCAGGAGTTGAAGTCTTATCTGCAACGGCTCGCAGGCTATGCCGCAACAGGTAGTACAAAGGAACACGTCTTGGCTTTTGCACATGGCTCAGGCGGTAATGGGAAAGGAACCTTCCTCAATGCTATAGGTGCTATCCTTGGTGACTATAGTGCTGTGGCTAGTGCGGACGTATTCTTAGCATCGAACAATCAGAGACACCCGACAGAACTAGCGGCGTTGATGGGCGCTCGGCTGGTTCACGCGCAAGAGATCGACCCGTCAAGAAAATGGGATGAAGCAAAGGTCAAGTCCTTGACAGGCGGTGACAAGATTAGTGCACGATTTATGCGTCAGGATTTGTTCGAGTTCGACCCGCAGTTCACGTTGGTTATTGCGGGTAACACACGGCCAGAGATTACTAACGTCGACGATGCCATGCGCCGGCGTATGCATTTGATACCGTTCGAGACAAAACCAAAAAGAAAAGATGTAGACTTGCCCGACAAGTTGAAAGAAGAATACCCCGCAATCCTAGCCTGGATTATTGAGGGCGCAAAGGAATGGCTTGTCGATGGATTGAACGCGCCAGAAATTGTTGTGAAAGCAACGCAAGAATATCTGGAAGGCGAAGACGCGCTTGGTCGATGGATCGAAGAGCGTTGCATGGCGCATGAGGAAACAGAAGTCGGAACAACGGAAGCATTCAATGATTTTCGGGAATGGGCCAGAGAGAATAATGAAGCTAAAGGTAAGGACTGGTCACAGCGCAAGTTCTCTAGTCAGATGAAACTCAAAGGCTTTGAAATAAACAAAGATAAAGCGTCACGATCAAAACGGGTCTTCCGTGGCCTAGAACTGTTAGTAGGTGATGGCGACGGCGAGGTCATCAACGCAATTAGGCAAGAAGCAGCTGCGGATTTCTTCGGCGTTCGGGTAGACTTTGACGATGACGAGGGAGCGACCGCATGAGCGATCTTGTGAACGAGCCAGAACACTATCAGGGGTCCGTTGAATGTATAGATGCGATCGAGGCCGCAACGGCTGGTCTTGAGGGTATCGAGGCTGTCTGCACCGCAAACGTGCTGAAGTATGTTTGGCGTTGGAAGAAGAAAAACGGATTGCAAGATCTTGAGAAGGCGCAATGGTACCTAAATCGGCTCATTGCACGTCGAAAAAGCCTTGGGGACGCTTAGCGTGGCCTAGAGGACGCTTAGAGGACGCTTAGGGGACACTTTAAGTGTTTGATTTCATTGGAAGAGGACGCATGGGACACTTATTTTCAAGTTAATACCCGTATACGGGTTGTAAAGGTGGCACATACGCCTTTACAGAGCCATGAGGGGTGTTAACCCAGAAAGAAGCGTCCTAAGCGTCCTAAGCGTCCCCAACCATTGAAATATAAGGGTTTTTTTTTTTGGCTAAGCGTCCTCTAAGCGTCCTCTAGAAGGCCGTAAGCGTCCTCTAGTGTTACCGTGTCCGTTAAGGCGTTAACGCCTATTTGAGCAGATTGTTGATGTCGTTAACATCGTCAATGTCGTTGCTGTTCGGATCGGGCAAGTCATCCACATCGAGATTTGATGAGGATACTTGCTTGATCGGTGCAGTGATTACTTCCACTGGTTCTGCAACATCATTGCCAGCGCTTAATTGTTTAAGAGCGTCGAGGTGCATCTGATTGACGTTCACTTGAACTGCCGTTTGTGTGGGCGCGGATTTGTACTTGTCAGGATTAGTCACGCCCGCAAGCCATTTCCTGGTTTCGACCCGCAAGCGATCTGCGTTTGCCGATACCCCGTCTGATTGATCTGCAATGTCCAAGCATTCTTCGGCCCACGCATCAGCCGCCAGCGCCCGTGCTTGCCTAAAGCGTTCTTGTCGGTCAGGGTCTTTCTTGACCCAATGGTAAAGCGATAGGTTGCTGATGTTCAATTCACGCGCAAGGCCCGCCATTGTCGACCCGCTCGCAATCTTCTCCAGCAAGGCCGTTTCTCCTACCTTATCGAGATTGCTTGCTATTGTGCGCCGTTTAATATGTCCAGCCATGTCAAATCCTTTTAGGGTTGCTTGAGAGCCCGCCAATATAAAGACGGGCCAGCCATTAGGCCAGCCCGTCAATTTATTGCTTGTTTTTTTGGTTAGTCGAGCGCCGAGGCCGAGACCATGTCGAACAGTTTCGCAACGGGTTCGGGAATGTCTACCTCTCCCGCCTCATATCGTCGCACCGTTCGCTCAGTAACGCATAACGCCTCTGCCGCGTCTTTTTGTCTCCAGTTTAATTCAACGCGTTTTCTCTTAAACTCTTCGCTTGTCATGCTCCAGCGTCCCCTTTCTTCGAATTCAAATTTAAAGAGCGTATCTTCTAAACGCTCGCCTAATGCTATCGCAAGTTCTGCGGTCGGGTTTTCTTTTGCTTCATCTATCAACTCTTGATCTTCGCAAGCACGATAGTCTGTACGGTCGTTAATACCCCATGCGGCGTTCATCATTTTCTTGGCTCCTTTTTGATGTTAAAAATTTATTGTTCAAATGACATTCTCCAAACGTGAAGAACATTGTTTTAATCCCGCCGTGGTCAATATACCAATCATCGGGCAAACCCTTTTCTTGGCTCATTTTTGCAAGGCCACGTTCAAGTGCTTTTCTTGCTTGCGGTGATGTGCCGCCATAAGCTTCAATGCGCGAAACCTGGTTTCCATGCTTAAAGTCAACGTATGCTTTAATCATCCTAGTTTCTCCTTTTAATCTATTCGAGCTACAAGTTCACGACATTGCGAATTGATACGATCCGCAAATCTTCTGGCATTTTCCATAGATGGAAAACCGAAAACTTCGCCTTTATCTGTGTTTACGACGTGCTTCCCTTTCTGCTCTGACAGTGAACGCTTGAAAGCATCGCCGCACCATTCTTTACTTCCAACAGTAGGGCAATCGCTCCCGTTGCTATAGTCTCTCACATTTACTTCAAACATAGTTTAACCTCTTCCCTTCAATAGTGCGTGAATAAGACGTGCCTCTTTTTTACTGATGCGCCGTCTATGCCTATTAGATGCGTTTATTGCTTCATCTACAGATTTAGCATTGTATCCATGCCGATTAGGTTTTTTCTCTTGTTTAGTCATTACCTATCCTCTTCTTTCTTTCTCAATCTTCCACGCCTTGTACAGCTCTTGCGATTGCAAGATCAACAAGGCGATAGTTAGTCCGCCAAAACCCATAAGTAGGGCAAAAAGTACTTCTTTTAACATTTTAGTTCTCCTTTGTTAAAGTTGGGTCAGTTACGAGCCAAGCTAGGGTATAGGCGGTTGAAACGCGCCACTCTTGGGTTAACGTCTGAGTGGGTTGGGTCGGCAACGTATCTGTCCTCTACGTCTCCCCATGCGCTCCCAACTTGAGAGTGAAATTCCCAGTTGTGCAAGTCTAGCTTACCTTGAACTGTAAACCCGCCTATGGCGTTGTCGAAGTTGTTGCGCTTGCCTTGCGTTTCAGTGTCGTAGAAAGTTAAGACTTCTACGTGAGCCGTGCCGTCCCATCCAAGCGACTCAGCGCGTTCCTCGGCTAGCTGTCGCACTCTGCGGCGAGCTTCTGCGAGGACCGCCTTCCTGTCTGCTGAAAGGGGGCTAACGTAGTCTCTGCCATCTGCGTTTATACCATACAACATTAATAGTCCTCCTCTGTTATCCCGTCTTTCCAATCAATCCATGCATTATCGCGGCCAAACGTAGTCGAAGCGACATAGACCATTTGCCCTATTGCATTGTGAGCGTTGTTCGGCTCGCCCTCCGCCCGCCAATCCGCAAAAGTTAAAAGATAAGTAAAGGAAGAATCTTCATCTTCGCTTTTATCTCTTTTTATGGCTAAACGTCTCGCCTTTTGCATTGCCTTCCGACGGTCAGAAGTTAGCGGCGTCGTATCGCCCCATTCATTTATTTCAACTCCGTATAGCATTTTAGTTTCTCCTTATCTGACGCAATGGCCAATGCTACCTAGCGCCATTGAGACGCTAAGTAGTGAAGGCGATTGCTTAACAGCTCATCAATTCCGCTAAGGCATCATCCAAGCCTAATTCATCGCGATGATAAGAAACTGTGCAACGATCGCCCCACCATGCGCCGCGCACTTCTTTCCAATAAGTATCAATCCAAATGTTAGGGCCACCGAATGCAACCAACACAATCGCGCCGCGATAGTTGCCTTGACTGTCGCGTACATATTCTATTTCTAGTGCGTCGCTTAAGTAATCATATGCGTTGGGGCCTTCATCATCGCTGTAGTTAGCGTCAAAGTCATAATCGCCCGTTTCGATCTGTTTAGCGATCATCTGGCATTGCTTTAGTAGTTGCTCTTTACAGTTGTCTGACATTGTTAGTTTCTCCTTATTAACTAAACCCCTTTTTAAATAGGACGGTATGTCCTGTCAACCTTTACCTCAAAAAAAAGCAAAAACCCGCCGAAAAAAACAGCGAGGCGGGTGCGGGCCTTAGCGCCTCTGCCGGTTTTGTTAGCTTGCTAAAACGCCTTAACACTAGATCGGCCTCTAGCTCGTATAGTAACTAATTGAATTTTAAGGATGTTTTGTGTGTGGGTTTTTTGGCAGATCAGCCGATCGGCGATGCGTTTGGGCCCCCCGTGGGGCGCCAGCCAGGGGAGTAGTATATATATAACGTGACAGATACCGATTTTTCCTAGAAAACCCCCACCCTGCCCCCGCTTCTTAGGCCCTACGCCTGCCAAAAAATTTTATAATTTTTCTATTGATTAGTGTTACAGTGCTTGTTAAGGCGTTATGTATTGAAAAAGGAGATTGTTATGGCTGTTTATGGATACACTCGCGTCTCAACAGAAGACCAGGTAGAGAACACAAGTTTAGAAGATCAAGCGCGCCAAATAGAGGGCATTGCGTTGACGCATGATTTAGAGCTTACCGCTCTTCTTGAAGAAAAAGGCGTGTCGGGTGCGGTCCCTCTTTTTCGCCGAGAGCAAGGCAAGACACTTGCGTTCCTTCGTAAAGGCGACACTGTGATTGTTTCTAAACTCGACCGAATGTTCCGTGACGCCAGGGACGCACTGAACGTCATAGGTGATTGGGAAGAGGCCGGTATCAACTTAATTATTAACGGCTACGGCAACGTCATGGATAAAAGCAACCCGAACGGTCGCTTCATGCTAGAGATCATGGCCGTGTTTAGTGGTGAAGAGCGTAGGCGTATAAAAGAGCGTGTGTTGTCGGGTCGTCGTGCTAAAAGAAACCAAGGAGGTTTTCTAGGCGGTGAAGTACCCTTTGGGTATTCGGTATCTGGCACAGGCCGTAATGCGCGACTTCGTGAAGATCCCGATGAGCAGGACGCGATTGTGACAATCAAAGCAGCCCGCTTGAAAGGATACAGCTATCGCGACATAGTGAAGATTGTCGGCAAAAGGCATGGTATTAAACTAAGCCATGTTACCGTAAGCCGTATTGTGAAAGGAGAACAACATGGCGTCTAGTCGTAAGATTAAAACAAAGAACCCGTCTCGCGCGGCTAAGGCCGCGAAAGAAGCTGCCGATATTTTGTCGGAAAGCAGCCAGCAACAGCCAAACTTCTTTTTAGAATTCTTGAAGAAGTATAAAGATGATCCGACGGGTTTTGTCAGAGACATCTTGCGTGTGCGCCCTGATCCTTGGCAAAGCAAGTTTTTAGACGCGATTAGTCAAGGCCACAGGCGTATATCGGTTCGTTCTGGCCACGGTGTCGGAAAGTCTACAGCGGCATCCTGGGCGATGTTACATTACTTTTTGACGCGCTATCCTGTCAAAGTTGTCGTGACAGCGCCAACCTCTAGTCAGTTGTTTGATGCTATGTTCGCGGAACTCAAGCGATGGGTTGGTGAACTGCCCGATGTGTTAAAAACGCTTGTCGAAGTTAAAAACGACCGTATCGAACTGAAAGCCTCGCGTACAGAAGCCTTTATCTCTGCGCGTACATCCCGTGCAGAAACGCCTGAAGCGCTACAAGGTATTCACTCGGATAATGTGTTGCTGGTAGCAGACGAGGCTTCGGGTGTGCCAGAGAGTGTTTTTGAGGCGGCGTCGGGTTCTATGTCGGGCCATAACGCGACAACGCTATTACTAGGCAACCCGACCAGAAATACAGGAATGTTCTACGATACGCACAACCGATTGCGCGGCGAATGGAAGACTTTTCATGTATCGTGCCTCGATAGTCCGCGTGTGGCTGATGACTTTGTTAAGGAAATGAAGCTGCGGTATGGTGAAGACAGCCCTGCTTACCATGTGCGTGTTCTTGGTAACTTCCCACCACGCGAAGAAGATACGGTTATTCCTGTCGAATTGATAGAAGCGGCTATGCACCGAGATCTTGGCGTGAACGAGAATGCCGCGTCTGTGTGGGGCCTAGACGTTGCGCGTATGGGTAGCGATGCTAGCGCCCTAGCTAAACGTCGCGGCCTAGTCGTCGAAGAAATCCAAACATGGAAAGGTTTGGATCTTATGCAACTAACCGGCGCGGTCGTAGCGGAGTATGAAGCTCTGCCACCCAGTAAGCAACCTGTCGAAATACTCGTCGATAGTATTGGTTTGGGCGCGGGTGTATTAGACCGTTTGCGTGAATTAGGGCTACCCGCTAGAGGGATTAACGTAGCGGAAAGCCCTGCGATGAAAGGAACATACGCTAATTTACGCGCCGAACTGTGGTTTAAGGCCAAGGCTTGGTTAGCTAACCGTGATGTTAAAATTCCGAATGATGAGATGCTTTTTGCGGAACTTGCCGCGCCGCGATACAGTTTTACCTCGTCTGGTAAGATGCAAGTCGAGAGTAAAGAGAGTATGAAGAAGCGCGGTCTAGGCAGCCCAGACAAAGCCGATGCACTATGTCTGTGTTTAGCAACAGATGTTGCGACAGCCTTGCATGGGTATTCGTTATCTGCCGCAAATAGAGGTCCATTACGAAGAAATATAAGAGGGGTTGTGTGATATTATATAATAGTTGTATAAGTCAATTTGCTCCTCTGGTTAGGGTAGAGCGGCGCGAATAGGGTTTCCTCCTCTCCTTTCCCTTATTCGCTGTTTACTGGGGGTCGGTGGGCGCGATACATCGACCCCCTTTTAATTACACGAATTAACCTGTAATATCTTATTCTTACGTCCACGGGATGGGGTGCGTAAGTGGTAGAAACCAAGATGTGCAATCGTTGCGGCCTCGAAAGAGAAGTCGCCAAGTTTACGGGCCACCGTAGCTATTGCAATCGTTGCCATCATTTACAAACTGTATACCGTATTACTTACAAGGACTTGAAAGAAAGATGGGAGGCACAAGATCAAAAGTGTGCTATATGTAGTATTGATATAAGCATAGACCTTAGATCGCGATCAAGTAACCGATCAAACAAATATGTATTAGATCACTGCCACGAAACCAAAAACATTCGTGGACTTTTGTGCCATGACTGTAATTTAATGTTAGGATATGCTAAAGATCGCGCAGTTGTGTTAGAACAAGCAATTCTGTATCTGGATGGATCACGCGAAGATAAGCGTAAATAGGGAAAGCTACATGGCAAAATACCGCGATAACAGCAAACCTTCTGACGAAGACATTGAAATGGCTGCAAACGGCGACTTGCCGGTAGACGTAGAAGAGGAAGAAGAGTTTGTTGGCGTTACGGAAGACGACCTACATGGTATTGTCTCCGCTGAGATTGATGATGCAGTAGACTACATCGACGATGTTATCAGCCCACAAAGAGCTACGGCTGGCGAATACTACAAAGGCGAACCTTTCGGAAACGAAGAGGAAGGCCGATCTCAAGTTGTATCAATGGATGTGCGCGATACGGTCCAAGCTATCATGCCTTCTATCATGCGCGTATTCTTCTCGGCCAGTAATGTTGTCGAGTACGCGCCAAATGGACCAGAAGACGTACAGAGTGCAGAACAAGCGACAGAGTACGTCAATTACTGCCTAACACGCGATAATAACTTCTTTAACGCCTGTTATTCGTCTTTCAAAGACGCGCTGATCCGTAAGAACGGCATCATGAAAATATGGTGGGATGAAGAGAAAAACGTCGAAACTATCGACTATACGGGACTAGACAGCCAAGCCTTTGCTGTCCTGACCTCGGACCCTGACGTAGAGCTGCGTGATGTGGAAGTCGAGATGAGTTCGACAGAAACCATGACCCCTGACGGGCAACAGATGATGCAAGAGACACCTCCTACGTATTCTTGCACAGTTGTGCGTACTACAACTAAAGGCCGTGTCGCCGTTGAGTCTGTACCACCCGAAGAGTTCTTGATCGACCGTCAAGCTAAGTCACTCGAAGAAGCCGAGTTTGTAGCGCACCGTAGATATGTCAGCGTATCTGATCTTATAAAGATGGGTTACGAACTAGAAGAAGTCGAAGATCTTGGGTACGAAACTACAGAAGATTTTAACGGCAATGAAGAGGCGTTTGACCGTAACCCTAACGCTACCATTCTTGGCTCTGGCCGTACCGATCTTGCCAGCCGTAAGATTGAATACATCGAAGCCTATCTCTATGTAGATATGGACGGTGATGGTATTGCAGAACTACGCCGTGTCTGTGTGGCAGGTAGTGCATACAAGATCTTGCACAACGAGCCATGCGACCACATTCCATTTGTAGACTTCTGCCCTGATCCAGAGCCTCATACTTTCTTTGGTATGTCGATTGCGGATGTCGTTATGGACATCCAACTTATTAAATCTAACATCTTGCGTAATATGCTCGACAGTCTTGCACAGTCGATACACCCGCGCACGGCTGTTGTAGAAGGCCAAGTAAACCTAGAAGACGTAATGAACACTGAAGTTGGTGGCGTCATTCGTATGCGCGCCCCTGGTATGGTGCAGCCTTTTACACAACCCTTTGTCGGCCAAGCGGCTTTCCCGATGTTGCAGTACATGGACGAACTGCGTGAGAACCGTACAGGTATTAGTAAAGCTGCGGCTGGTTTGGATGCTAACGCTTTACAGTCTTCTACACGCGCTGCTGTTGCTGCGACAATCACGGCGGCACAACAGCATATCGAACTTATCTGTCGTATATTTGCAGAAACAGGCATGAAGAGCTTGTTTAAGAAAGCACTATATCTTGTGACTACATACCAAGACGTACCCCGTATGGTGCGTTTGCGTAATCAATTTGTGCCTATGGACCCGCGTGTATGGGACGCAAACATGGACGTTCTTGTGAATGTTGCATTGGGGACGGGAACCAATGAAGAAAAACTAGCGTTCTTATCTCAAGTTGCTCAGAAACAAGAAATGCTTATTCAGCAAGGTGGTATCCAGAATAACCCACTTGTTGACCTATCACAGTATCGCAACACTCTTGCACAAATGTTGGCATTGGCTGGATTTAAAGATCCAAATATGTTCTTCAAAGATCCATCTACACAGCCACCTCCACCACCTCCTGCTCCACCACCACCTTCACCAGAAGAGATATTGGCTCAAGTACAGGCCCAGTCTATCCAAGCGGATATACAGAAGAAAGCGGCTGAACTTGAACTAGAGCGTGAAGAAATGCTGCGTAAAGATGATCGTGAGCGTGATAAGATTGACGCTGACGTAATGTTGAAAGCGGCTGAACTAGAAGCGAAGTATAATACGCAGATAGATACTGCTAGTATACAAGCCATGATGCAGCGCGACCGTGAGTTTATGAGACAAGCTATGGCCCAGTCACAGCCTGCTCCACAACCCGCGCCGCAGCCTGCTCCACCAGTGCAACCTCCAATGCCACCTGAAGGGACGATGTAATGGCGTTACTTCCCACTCGTAGAACGTATGAGCCTTTAGTTACGCCGCAGAACGTCATGTCTCTGCTACCTAGCGGTGTGCAGCCTTTGCCAGAGACAGTTACGCTTCCTAGTACACCGGGCCCTATGACACCGCCCGCTCCTGCTCCCGCACCAGCCCCAGCACCTTACGACCCTGTAGCTGACAGGATCGTCATGGATGCCAATAGGTTTTACATTGATGACCAAGGTAACGTCAGACAGGTTAGGCGCGACACGGATTTTATACCTGACACGCCTGGAGGTATGATTAGCTTACTCGATCCAACACAGCGTCAAATGGCTGAAAGCACGGGTCTAAGTCCTCAAGACATAGCTGCGTTATCTGGAGATATGCGTGTCTCTTCGTCTTATCGTCCACCTACGCCTATGCCTTTACTTAGTGCGTATCGCACTCCGACTGAAAACCCTGTTTTAGATTTAAGATCTCTTGACGATCAACCTGGATACTTTTTCTCTACTAACGCTGGCAATGCCGCAGATGTACGCGGTAACAGAAGCGCGTTTGTCCCTCTCGATGACAACGCCAGCTATCGTTTATTTAATGCTCGCACAGGCGAATATATCAGTGAAGGGCAAGGCGCACAGGGCTTACAAGATGTATACTCAGCCGCGCAAAACTTGTCTGCTACGCAAGGCTCAGACGCCGACTGGCGAGTAGAGATGCTTAGCCCTGGTAGCGATGATTGGTCTACTATGGCGCGTGACAGACCGAGCAGCGGTGTTTTGGGTACGATTGCCGATATTGGTTTGCCGATTGTCGGCACGGCGCTTGGCGGTCCTCTTGGCGCGGCTTTAGGCTCCGCAGCCTCAAGTGTAGCGCAAGGCCGGTCGATAGAAAATGTTTTGGCAAGGGCTGGATTAAGTGCGGGTACCACAGCCCTCTTATCGGCTACAGGCGCTAGTGATGCTATCTCAGGTGCATTAGGAGCAGGTCCAAGGTCGGCAGCAAGCGAAGCCGCACGACAGGCTCTTGAGGAAATCCCCAACGCAATTTTAGTTCAGGGTACAAGAAGTTTACTCCCTGCTGCTATTTCTGGAGCGGGAGGTAGTCTTGTATCTGGCCCATTAGCAGACGTAGTGTTACCTGAAGTTGATGTCCCGCCAAGTGTTGAAGATATAACTGGCGTTCCTACAACAGAAGGCCCCCCTATAACAGTTACAGGAACGCCTACGCCTACTCCTCCTCCTGTAAACCCATTGCTCGGTTTGCCTGTTTTGCCAGCGGGCGCGGCTGTTACTGGTGTATTCCCTGGAGGTAGCACTATTACTCCTGGCGGCACATCCACACAGCCTATGCCTGAAACGGGTCGCGGATTACTAGAACAAATTGCTAGATACTACGGTCTTGGTGCAGTCGGTCTAGAAACGCTTGGTGGACTGCTAGGTGCGTTAGGCGTAGGTGGTGGAGGCGGCGGTGCGGTTTCCCCATCTTCTGGTACACTAGGACCAGTACCCACCTTTACACGCGGTCAATTCACTCCATATACAGGTGATTACGAAACCTATGGTTTTGGACCAGAATTTGATTTCTTTAGCGGTCAGCCAACAGTAGCGCCGACTGCACCAGAAGTAGGGATATTAGGGCCAGGAACGCCCGTTGAAGAACCTGTAGTATGACCAAAGAAGAAAAAGTAGCGAGAGGAAACCACGCCAAGCGTCTTTTGGAGGACGAAGTGCTGCTTCATGCGTTCAGCACTGTCGAGGAGGATATATTTTCAGAATGGCGTTCGACCGAAGTCAATGACTACGATACTCGAACGGATCTGTTTCTTACGCTCAAATGCCTTGAGCGTTTGAAAGCCCGACTGCGGGCAATCCTTGATGACGGAACTATTGCATCACGGAGTTGAACTATAACATGAAAAGGTGATATATGGCGAATGAAGACGGCAACCCCCAAGGCGGGATCGGCCTTCACGAAGCAACTCTTGCCATCAGTAATTTACTAGGCCCTGAAGAGGATAACCAAGAAAAGACTGAGGCGCTAAGTCAGGAAGAAGCTGAACAGCCGGAGCCTGACCAGGAAACAGAAACGGAAGAAGTCGAAGAGTACGAGGAAGAAACCGAGTACGAAGAGACTGAAGAAGTTGATGAATCCGAATCTGACGACGAGGACGTTGAAGAAGAAGCTACGCAGGAACTTACAGATGATCTTCCCATCACTATCAAAGTTGATGGTAAAGAGATGGAAGTCACCCTCGCTGAACTTCGGAATGGATATTCTCGAACCGCAGATTATACGCGGAAAGCTACCGCTCTTGCTGAACAGCGTAAATCGCTCGAAGCAGAAGTGGAAGCCATTCGTGCGGAACGCACTCAATACGCCGAACTCTTGCCGGTGCTGCAACAGCAAATCCAGCAACAGAATACGGCGGAGCCTGATTGGGATAATCTTTATGAACAAGACCCCATTGAGGCTGCTAGATTAGAACGGCATTGGCGTAAAACTAAGGACGAACAAACGCAACGGTTAGCCGCTATTCAGGCTGAACAACAGCGTCTCGCCGAAGAAGAAGCCAAGCAGCGTAATCAGCAAATGCAAGCGGTTGTTGAAGCAGAACGCGCTCGACTCCCAGAAGTCATTCCAGAATGGAAAGACCAAGAGACGATGTTGCGGGAAGCCCAAGAACTGCGAGAATGGGCGGGTACAAATGGCCTGACTGAGCAAGATATTAATTCACTCACTCAAGCCGCACATATTGCACTTGTCCGTAAAGCAATGCTGTATGATAAGGGTGTTAAGAAAGTGGAAAAAGCGAAACAACCAGCCAAGAAAAAAGCTCGTGTTGTTCGTCCAGGTTCTAGCAACTCTTCTGCAAAGTCCGGTTCTACAGAGCTAAAGAGGGCTTCCAAGCGTCTCGCACAAACTGGTCGCGTTCAAGACGCGGCTATACTCTTGGATAAACTAATTTAGGGACTTAAAGTTATGGCTATCGTAGCAAACACCTTTACCCGTTATTCGGCTATTGGTATTCGTGAAGATCTGTCGAATGTTATCTATAACATTTCGCCAGAAGAAACTCCTTTCATTTCAAACATCGGTCGCGAGAGCGTCAAGAACACATACTTTGAGTGGCAAACAGACAGCCTAGCTGCTGCTTCTTCTTCAAACGCTGCTCTTGAAGGTGATGATGTATCTTCATTCACCGCAGTGTCTCCGACTTCTCGGATCGGTAACTACACACAGATCAGCACAAAGAATGTTGTAATCTCAGGTACGCTTGAGGCTCTCGACAAAGCTGGTCGTCGTAGCGAACTCACATATCAGCTTGCTAAGTTGGGTTCTGAGTTGAAGCGTGACATGGAAAGCTCCTTGCTTGCTAACCAGTCACCAGTAGCAGGTAACACTACTACGGCTCGCCGTACTGCTGGCCTACCAGCTTTCATCAAAACCAATACCGACTTCGGTACTGGTGGTGCTGATACAGCCGGTATTGCTGCTCGTACTGATGGTACACAACGTGCTTTCACAGAAGCTCTTCTGAAAACCGTAGTGGCCGAGGTATGGGAATCAGGTGGTACACCTAAGATGCTCATGGTTGGTTCGCACAACAAGCAAACCGTTTCTGGCTTCACTGGCATTGCCACACGCTTCCGCGATGTGCCTGCTGGTCAGCAAGCACAGATCGTCGGTGCAGCCGATATGTATGTTTCCGACTTCGGAACCATCAATGTCGTGCCTAACCGCTTCCAGCGCGCTCGCGACGCTTTCATCGTTGACCCACAATTTGCGTCAATGGCTGTTCTGCGTCCTATCGAGCAAACGGAACTGGCGAAAACCGGCGACGCTGAGAAGCGTTTGATGCTCGTTGAGTACGGCCTCAAGGTAAACAACGAAGCCGCACACGGCATCGTAGCTGACCTTACAACGTCGTAATTGACATATAGGTGGGGGTGGGTCTAGGCTCGCCCCCTAACCTATAGGAGTATTTATGTCTAAACGCCTGATAAGTGATGATAAGCATACTGGCATCAAAACCTTTTTGAATTATGACGGAACGGATGACGACGCCGTTATAAGTAAAGAGCAAGATGTTACTGAGATTGCCGAAGCTAACAAACAGGCGTATAATGACGCGCCAAAGAAGTTTGGAGATGTCGCTCACGTTGCGCGTATCCCCATGACTGTCTATTATGAACTACAACGTAAAGGCATATTGAACGATCAAGAAGCCCTAGCAAAATGGCTTAACGATCCCGACAATATGGTATGGCGTACACGACCAGGGAAGATCTAATGGCGATTACAACCTACGCAGAGTTAAAGTCTTCCATCGCTGATTGGTTAAACAGGGATGATTTAACATCGGTTATTCCTAGTTTTATCTCGTTAGCAGAAGCACAGTTTAACAGATCTATCCGTCACCGTAAGATGGTCACAAGGGCAGACGCTACGCTTGATACGCCGTATTTTGCTGTACCGTCTGATTGGCTAGAAAACATTCGGTTTCAGTTAAACACAAACCCTATCACACCGTTACTGTATGTAACGCCGGAACAAGCAGCGGAAGAACGCCAGAAGTATAGTGCCTCTGGTCAGCCGTTATTTTATTCTATGGTAGGTGAGCAGTTCCAAGTCGTACCGTCACCTGACAGTAGTTATGCTTCTGAACTTTTATATTACGCTAAGATCCCTGCGCTATCCGACAGCAACACGACAAACTGGTTGCTAACAGAAAGCCCAGATATTTATCTATACGGATCTCTTGCTCAATCCGCACCGTATCTTAAAGAAGACGAGCGTGTCGGTATCTGGGCGGGGCTGTATCAACAGTTCTTTAATGATATGATGCTGGCCGACGAACGCGCCCGTATCGGTTCGTCAAAACTTAAAACCCGTATTCGTACATTTGGTTAGGAAACAACGCCGTGTCTTTTTCAAACTATCTTGAGAACAAAGTCCTCGATCATGTATTTGGCGGCTCTGCGTACACCGCACCGTCTACTCTTTATGTAGGGTTGTTTACTAGCGATCCAGGCGAAGCTGGTGGTGGTACTGAAGTCAGCGGAGGATCTTACGCTCGCCAGACTATCACTTTTACTGTAACAGGCAGCCAAGCCTCCAGTAGCGCGGCTGTAGAGTTTCCTACGGCTACGGCATCTTGGGGTACGATTACCTATGCAGCCGTTTATGACGCGGTTTCTGCGGGTAATTTGTTAGCGTATGGTGCGCTCACTGCGTCAAAAACTATTGATAGCGGTGACGTATTCCGTATCCCATCAGGTGACTTTGACATCGACTTGGATTGATAAATGGCCGGTTATGGTAGTGGCTTATATGGCATAGGGAGTTACGGTGTTGACCCACTAGAGGGTCAAATCACTGTAACCGCCACGTCGTCCACTACTGTTGCAGGGGCAATCGTACAGGATGCGGCGATTGCAGTCTCTGCTTCTTCCACAGTTACAACTAGCGGAACGCGCATACGCGAAGGTGCGTGTGCCGTATCTGCTAGTGCTACGGTTTCGCCAACAGCTACACGGGTCCGCGAAGCCTCTATTTCTTCTTCTGCTTCTGCTACTGGATCAATATCTGGTACTCGTGTTCGTGAAGCAGATACTACATCTTCTGCTACGGCGTCGGTTACTGTTGCTGCACAAGTCACTATTCTTGGTGCAGTTCAGATTACGGCGCAAAGCACCGTTACTCCTACCGCTAACCGCGTTCAATCTACGAGCGTGGCACTATCTGCTGTTTCGACAGTTTCCGTTACGGCAGTTGAGAAATGGGAGCCTGTTCCTATTACACCAGAGACATGGACGGAACAGTCAGATACTGCTATATCGTGGGTTGCAAACGACGATACACCAGAAACCTGGACACCCGTAGCGGTAACGGGCGAGACTTGGACTGAAATTTCTGATACAGATAAAACTTGGACGCCGAAAGAGTTTCCAGACTCCCTGGCTGCATGAGGTAAAATATGGCTGATACTACCACAACAAACCTTGGACTTACAAAACCAGAAGTAGGCGCAAGCGCCGATACTTGGGGTGGAAAGATAAACACCGACTTAGATCTTGTCGATGCACTCTTTGCAGCAGCAGGAAGCGGCACGAGTGTAGGATTGAACATTGGATCTGGTAAGACACTCACGATAGCCGGTAACGTCTCCGCTAACAGCGCGACGATTTCACCAGCCGAGTTGAGTTATCTTGATGGGGTGACATCTGCAATCCAAACACAAATTAACAGCAAGCAAGCTACTCTTGTCAGCGGTACGAATATCAAGACCGTCGGCGGTGTTAGTCTTCTAGGATCGGGCGATGTCGGAACCTTGGGCGTTGCGTATGGTGGTACAGGAGCCACAAGCCTCACTTCTGGTTACCTAGTAAAAGGTAATGGCACATCTGCTGCTAGTGCGTCTGTTGTCTATGATGATGGCACGAACGTGGGTATCGGCACTGCATCGCCTGCTACAATAACCTCTGGAATTACGGCTCTATCTATTAGCGACCAAGGCGGTAAAACTACAGGCGACAAAATAGGCGAGCTAAACTTTGTCACCAATGATGGCTCGTTTACTGGCACATATTCAGACGGCATAGGTGCGGCAATCAATGCTGTGTCAACCTCTGCAACTGGAGCAGCTTATGCTCTGGCATTTACTACGGCGACCACCACAGGCTCGAACAGGGCAGAGCGTTTAAGGATAGATGAAACTGGATTGGTAGGCATCGGAGTTACAACTCCCAATAGAACTTTATCGGTAAACTCAGGCGCAGTCGATGTTGTTGCACAATTCGAAAGCTCAGATAGCGGTGCATATATAGCCTTAAAAGATGACTCTACCAGCAGTGCCACTGCCGTTATGATTGGTGCGATTG